GATTGTTGCAGGAGTGGCCTCTCAGCAAGCAGACGCCTCTGAAGTCAAGAAACCTGCCGTCCAGGTAAAGAGCAACCGCATTATGGAAGAGGCAATGCCATGATCCGTCCTTCATTAAACCAGATCAAAGACCTCACCGTCTTTCTAAAAGACAAGAAAGTAGCACGTTTTTCAGGACTTGGAATCGAACTGGAATTCATGCCTGACTACACTGAAATGATGCCAGAGAAGCAACATGCATCCACGGAACTGACAGAAGAGCAACTTAAATTCTTCTCGTCGGAGCCACCGGATGTACTGGTACGAACATAACAATTCTGAAATCTGCAACTCCGTTGTTGATCTAGTCTCAAAACTTCAGCAGGACCATTCCGAAAGGATCCAGTCGAACCTGGAATTCATGCGGATGTATGGTCAAAAAAACTACACACAACTAGGAACCTCCGGATCCTTGTTCAAAGGACAGCAGGCTGGTATGCGCTTCAATCCGAATGTGATGCGGTTGAATGTTGCACAATCTCAGGTTGATACAATCTCTTCTAAAATAGGACGTAACAAACCTCGGCCTCTGTATTTGACAAGGCAAGGTGATTACATGCTCCGTCGAAAAGCAAAGCGTCTTGGAGACTCGATGGAAGGTCTGTTCATGGAGCAGAAGCTTTATGGATTGATGTCCAGAGTCTTCACTGATGCATGTGTGCAGGATCTTGGAGTCTTAAAGATTTTCCGTGATGGCGACAAAATCCGGACAGAACGTGTCTTCTCAAATCATCTGTTCTGGGATCTTGATGAAGCACTTTATGCAGAACCACGATCCATGTTTCAGAAGATGGAGATGCATAAATCGTCTCTGATCCACATGTTTCCTGAAAAATCTCAACAAATAGAGGCATCTGGTATTCAGGATTCTTATTCTCAGGAGTCAGATTATGAACAGGAACTGACTGATTGTTATGAAGGATGGCACCTGCCAACCAGTGAAGAATCTGATGATGGACGACATGTCATCTGCCTGGATGGAGTGACATTACTTGATGAACATTGGAATTATGACCGGTTTCCATTTGTATTCTTACGATGGTCTGATGCACCACTAGGATTCAGTGGAACCTCACTTGTTGAACAACTGGAACCAGTCCAGCGTGAAATCAATAGTCTTTTGATCCGGATTCAACAATCGATGGCACTCATGTCATCTCCATACTTCTTTGTTCCAATAGGATCCAAGGTTTCTCCAAACCATCTGAGAAATGCACCTGGAACCATCCTTATGTATGCCGGTCAACAACCTCCGGTCAGTTATGTGCCTCAAGCCATGTCTGGAGAAGTATACAATCATCTCGATCGTCTACTTCAACGAGCCTATGAAATCTCAGGAATCTCTGAACTTTCGGCAACTGGTAGGAAACCAAGTGGACTCGACTCTGGCGTGGCCTTGAGGATCTACACTGATATTGAGACTGAGAGGCATATGCTCACGGCACAACGATATGAACAATCCTTCATGGATTGTGCAGAGTGGTTCATGGACTTGGCAGAGGATATTGTTGAAGACTCAGGATCCTTCTCTGTCAGATCAATGAGAAAAAAAGGATTTGATGTGTCCGACTTCAAGGATGTGAGGATGGCACAAGAAGATTATCAACTCCAGGCATGGCCGATTTCACTTCTTCCATCGACACCAGCAGGACGTGTTCAGACAGTGCAGGAACTCGTGAACTTAGGAATTCTGGATTCCAAAGAACAGATCACCAAACTCTTGGATTATCCTGACCTCTCCTCTGTCACACACTGGATGGAGACTGCTGAGAATGACATTGAATGGAGGATTTCCAAAATCCTTGATGACAACGAATACATTGCACCAGATCCTCTCATGAACCTGGAACTTGCAAAATCAAGGATGCAACTAGCCTATCTTGAAGCACGTCAGCAAGGTGTGGAGCAGGAGAAGCTGGATCTGATGCTGACCTTTGTCACACAAGCACAAGGAATGTTGAATGTTGCAAATGCTTCACAGGCAGAAGGACCAAGTCCGGCACAACCGACTGCACAGGAAATAGTTGCTGGTTTGGAACAAACAGGAGAGGCATCAGAGAATGTCACAGAAATGACTGAACTTGAGACTCCAATGGAACTCTCACCGGAGATGGATACATCTCCTCCTCCGGAGACATTACCAAGTTGACGAACAGGAGATTATCAACATGAAAAGAAGGAATCTCCATGGCAGAGGAACAAGCCGAAACTGTAGAAGCAGATGCAAATGAAGTAGTAGAAGAACAGGAATCAATCGATCATGAGGCACTTCAAGACCAACGTCTTGAGGAGGAATCTCAAAGACAGATTTCAACATGGTTGGAACAAAAAGGAATCGAACTTCCTGAAGGACAAACTGCAGAAGTAGAAACTGAGGAAGAACCTGTTCCAGTAGAAGCACCTCAAGAACCGGATCCTCCTGCCGAGGAGAAGCCTGAAGTCTCAAAGAAGTTTCTCCAGGTTGCCAAACGTGAACGTGAATTATTCAGAAGACAGCAGGAAGTCAAAGCAAAAGAGGCGGAGTTTAAGAAATATGAACCGATTGAACAAAGCATCAAACGAGGTGACCACGTCGGAGCCTTGGAAGCACTTGGAGGATCTTACGAGGCTGCCACCACTCAGGTACTCGGCAAGCAGCCAGAGGATCCTAAACAAGCGGATCTTGAAGCAAGGCTCAACCGGCTTGAGACTGAAAAGACACAACTAGAGGCAAATCAGAAGGTAAACGCATACACGAACCGTCTCAAAAATCTGGCAGAGTCCAATGATGAATACGGCATCACAACCTCCATGTGGGATGAAGCAAAGGACATTTTGCTTGAAACATCATCACAGTATGCAAAGGATACTGGTAAGTTATTAGACGACCACACATTGCTTGGCATGGTAGAAGAATACTATGCCGGAGAAGCAGAAAAGCTTTTAAGTCATCCTCGCTTCAAGAGGAACATGGCGCCAACCGTCGCCGAAGAAGAGCCTACCTCACGGTCAGTTCAGAGAAAGAGAGCAAGAACACTTTCGACAAATGCGTCACGAGCATCCGTGCCTGCAAAGCCGACTGCACCACTGACTCAGGATGAACGTCTTGAGCGTGCATTAGGAGTGTTCAGATCAAGGTCTCGTGATTAAACGAAACTTTCTTTTTCTGGAGAATATCAAATGGCAGAAGCCACTCCGGCGACCACGCTAACGGCGTGGGATGACGCCTTAAAACAGTATTATATCGACAAAAAACCGATGGACGTTGCGTATGATTCGCATCCGTTCCTTCAAATGGTTCCTAAGAACACTAGGTTCCGAGGCAAAAATATGCCTCTACCGATTATTTATGCAAGGCCTCAAGGTAGGTCTGCAACCTTTGCAACGGCACAAGCCAATGCAACTTCCTCAAGTCTAGGAGAATTCCTCCTGACTCGTGTGAAGAACTATGCCGTTGTCACCGTTGATGGAGAAACCATCGAGGCATCCAAAGGTAATGAATATGCCTTCCTGGAAGCATTGACCACTGAAACAGACCTTGGATTGAAGACTCTTGGAGACACATTGTCTCGACAGTTGTATCGATCACAAGGTGGAGCAATTGGTGTTGTAGGTGCCACTCCTGCAGATACTGCAGTTCTGGACCTTGCAACGGATGCCGACAGTCTCAACTTCGAGGTTGGAATGGAGATCGTCTTTTCGGATTCCACATCAACCGGAAGTCTCAGAGACTCTGCAGAAGCCTTGAAAGTGACCTCAGTCTCTCGGATGGCAACAACCAATCAGATTGGAGTCTCTCCAAACCTGACAACGATCTCTGGTGTTGCAGCCGGTGACTTTGTAATTCCTGAAGGTGACTTGATTACACCAGGAACATATCTGGTTATGGCAGGATTAGCCGATTGGGTTCCATCCTCTGCTCCTTCCTCGACTTCCTTTTTTGGTCAGGACAGGACTAAGGACACCACTCGTCTTGGTGGACAACGTGTTGCGTATGACAGCAGCATCAAACAGACAATCATCGAAGGTGCAGCCACGGTTGCACGAGAAGGTGGAAAACCTGACGTAGCATTCCTTTCGTTTGAGGATTTTGCTTCTCTGGAAGTCACGTTGGATGCTCAAGTCACTGGTGCCAGACAACCTGGACCGGCTCAAAACTTTGGTTTCCGTACTCTCCAGGTTTATGGACCACACGGTGTCATTGATATTGTTGCCGACAAGGATTGTCCGACTGGAACCGGATACCTCCTGCAACTCGACACATGGGGTCTGTACTCCATTGGTGATGCAGTTGGAATTCTGTCTCATGACGGAAATAAGATGCTCCGGCAAAATGGCTATGATGGTGTTGAAGTCCGTATGGGCGGATACTACCAACTCGGTTGCCGTGCGCCAGGATACAACGCTTATTTCGCAACGGCATAACCATGAAAGGCGCCAAGGACGCTGCAATGCTAATCCTCGGCATGGGTGACGGTTCTCCAAAAAAGGACCGTCCTCATCATGATAAAGACGAAGATCATGACGACGAGGAATACCTTGATAGCGAGGAAGATTCTTATTCCAATGATCAGCTTGCAATGGCTGGTGAACTCCGATCTGCCTTAGACGGCGGAGACGAGCATGACATCCTGGAGGCTATTCACGGAATTATGATGTCTTATAAGGATTACTGATGACTGACTATGTGGCACTCAACACTCTGAGAGACGAGGCACGGCAACGTGCAGATCAAGTCAACTCATATTTCGTGACTGATGCCGAGTTGAACGGATACTTAAATGATTCCTGGTCTGAGCTTTACGATATTCTTGTGAGCAAGTACCAGGATGATTATTTCCTGACATCCTCATCAATCACGGTGACAAGTGGCACAAGCACCTACAGTCTTCCTGACGATTTTTACAAAGCAAGAGGTGTCGATCTGAATATCAATACCAATCAGAAAACACCTCTTCAACGCTACACTTTTGCTGACCGGACCAGAGACTCTCTCGTCCGGTACGCAAGAGATGTCAAATACCGCATACAGGCAGACAATATTGTTTTTGCACCTGTACCATCTTCCAACACGGCAACACTTTGGTACATTCCTCATCCAAGGAAACTCCAGTCGGTGACACCGACCGGTATCAGTAGAGGATCCACAACCACATGGACGGTTCCTTCTACTCATTCCTTTGTTGCAGCCGACAAGATCAATGCCATCAATTTTTATGCAACCGATTACAACGTCGAACAGACTGTGAGCAGTGTGACTTCAACAACGGTTGTCACTGATCTGGATTCTTCCGGACTCTCAGATCCGACAGTCTATGGTACTTTGGAATCAATGCAGGATTTTGTGAACTCAGGATGGAAATCTTATGTTTGTGTGAATGCAGGAATTTCGATGTTGCTCAAGGAGGAGAGTGATATCTCTGGTCTGGTCTATGTCAAACAAGGATTGTTGGACCGCATTGAGATCATGGCAGGAGATCGAGACTCAGGCGAACCGGCACGAGTAACCAATGTTGCAGCATATGAGCAATATTTTATGTACTGATGAGCAGAGTCAACTTCACTCAGATATGGAGTCCAAACGAGGAGGTGACACGTCTCCAGTCACACATCAAAACGACTCTGAATCCACTCCTGGAGTTACCGATTTCAGATGGAGTCTTGATCAAGGATCTGTCAATTGCAACCTCTGACACATTAGTTGAACACAAACTCGGCAGAGACTATGAAGGATTCATCATCACACGTCTCAAATCGAACTCGGTGATTTACGAAAGCACAACTGCAAATGAATTCAAGGACCGGAAGATCATTCTCAAGGCCAGTGCTACCGCAACTGCAGATATTTATTTCTATTAAAGGAAGACGATGACGACAACAAACATGTCATTGAATGAGCCGAGTGTAGGTTCAACCTCTGGACCAACATGGGCGTCTGAGACAAACGATAATTGGACGAGCATCGACCAGCATGACCACACGTCTGGTAAAGGTGTTCAACTTACACCATCGGGACTCAACATCAATGCTGACCTTGAATTTAATGGAAATGCTGCCACGGAGTTGAAACGGATGACCATCGACTCCTCTGCCACCGGCTCCGGCACCAGTTACAGTGTTTATCAGTCCGGCGGAAACCTCTACTGGTACAACGGTTCCGGACAAGCCGTTCAGATCACCAATGGCACAAACGTCAAGACAACCGGCGGATCTATTGATGGAATGGATTCCACCGATGCTGGTGCAGACTATGGTTCTGGATACTTCAAATGGGAGTTTGATACAACGAAGACACCGTTTGCCGGTGCAAAGATGAAGAATGCAGACATTGAACTGCATAAGTATGACGGATCATCCGGCTCAGATGCCTATATCATCTTAAAATATACTGGTTCCTCAGAAGGTTCCAACAATCTCACTTTTCCAGATGAGACCGGCACGGTACTTTCCACGGCAACCAGTTTTGCTGGTGCAATCTCCATTGCCAATACATCTGGTGCAATCACGATTGATGCTGAAACCGATCTGAACCTTGATGCAAATGGAGGAAATTTTTATTTCAAGGATGGTGGAACGGCAATCGGCAAAATCAGCAACTCTTCTTCTGATCTGGTTATTGAAAATGAGGTGGATGCCAAAGACATCATTTTCCAACAATTTGACGGATCAGAAGTGGTCCGGATGGCAGATGATCGGAGGCTTTACTTTTATGACAAAGGAGGTGAGTACATTTATGGAGATGGGACCGATCTGTATTTAGTGTCAGGTGCTGTACTCAACGTGAACACCGGATCTTCAGCAGGAAACAACTTGAAGGTCAACACCTCGCACCTGGTAGTAGAAGGAGATACGGGAAATGTCGGCATTAATGTAACAGATCCAGACGCAAAACTAGAAGTGAACGCCGGAACCACAAATACAACTGGGGTTCACATAGACCGAAATTACAATGGGGATGCTGGTTCTTATTTGCTTCATATTATTTCAGGGGCCAATGAAACGACAAATCCGGCTTTATATGTCAGTCAAGCAGGTAGTGGGCCAGCAGCGTCATTCACCGGAGGCAATGTCGAAGTAAGCACAGGCAACCTCGTTATCAGCACGGCAGGGCAGGGGATTACATTTGGAGGTGATCCAGACACAAGACAAAATAGCCCCACGGTAGGAGACCGGACCCTTTACGATTACGAGGAAGGCACTTGGAATGGTCAAATTTCTGCTGGGGGAAATAATATGGCAATGAACGGTTCTTATGTTACGGGGTATTACACTAAAATTGGAAATGTATGCCACATAAGTGGCAATTTTCGAACCTATAGTAAAGCGTCTGCCACTGGAAATGTTAAACTTGGTGGACTGCCGTTTGATATTGCTAGTGGGAGTGCGGCTTTGGTTGGTGGGACTGTCGGGTATGGGAATGGTTTCAGTATCACAGCAGGAGAATCATTGTCCTTATATGGACCGGACGGCGCAGACTATGTCGAACTAATTATATGGAATAGTGGGGGAGGAGCAGCAGGGATGACGGTAGCTGAGTGGGATGAGGATGGGTCGGTTGTTATTGGTTTGTCTTATAGAGTAGGATAATAAAAATGGCTGAAATCATTTACACTGAAATTGACCCAAATGAGATTAATCAAAAAACGGTTGATTTAGTGGAATCTATTAAACGGGATGGTATTAAATATCCACTGGTGGTTCAATGTAATAATAAGATAAAAACTATTAAAGGATGTTTTGATGTAGGAAATCAAAGAAATATTATTGCATTATCGTTAGGTTTGGAAAAAATTCCAGTTATTCTTTATTCTGTTCATAATAAAACTGGTTTCACAGGTCAAAACATTACAGACGTTAATGATCTAATCGAAATATTTGGTGAGAATGTAAAGAATGAACCGGTTTATGAGTGTGTAGCAAATGTAATAAAGAAAGTACGTTTGAAGAACGATTATCCTCCTGATCCTCTAAAACCTTAACAATAAAAAATAAAATGGCATTAACAAAAGAAGTAAAATGCGACAAGATTGAAGTCGTGGGTGATTTCAAGGCAATCCATTGTCGTCAGGCAACGATAGTCAGTGAAGATGGAGTGGAACTTTCAAGAAGTTTCCATCGTCATGTCCTGCATCCTGATGATGACATTTCAGGTGAACCAGCAGAGACACAAGCAATCTGCAATGCAGTCTGGACGGATGCAGTCAAAGCAGACTACACGGCTTTCAAGGAAGCACAAGAAGCAAAGATGCATCCTTCTGAATAATACAACTTAAAAAAGGAAAAGAATGACACTAGAAGAAGTACAAAACGAGATCGTTGGTATGAAAACCGAGTTGGCAAAAGTTCCACAACTAGAAGCACGGTTGCATCGTTTATTAGGTATGGAAGAAGTGTTGCTAGAGCAGGAAAAAGAAAACGAACAGCCTGACCTTAAAGTTGCAAAAAAGTAATGGCCTTAGAAAAAGCCTTCATCCCGTTGGATCTAAGCGGGAGCCTCGACACCAAAACAGACCAGAAAATGGTCCTTCCAACATCACTCACGGAGTTGGAAAACGGGGTTTTCACAAGTGGTTCAACGATCACAAAACGTAAAGGCTACTCAAAACTATCTTCTTCCGTTTCAGGCAGCACCTCTGCGATTTCCTCTGGGGATGCACTCAGTAAATTCCAGAATGAACTTCTCCTTTTCAGTGATTCAAACCTCTATTCTTATGTAAACGGCAGGGAAGAATGGGTCAACAAAGGCGGCAGTCTTTCGGTTAATATCTCCTCTGATGACATCATCCGTAATGAATATGAACAGAGTAATCCAGACATTGCTTATGGCGCGGGGCTTTACTGTATAGCCTGGGAGGATACTCAAGGCGGAGTGAGGGCGTCAGTCATCGATGGAGTTTCGGGTGCAATTCTTCAGAACAATACTTCGATTTCTGCCAATGGGATCCTTCCACGATGCATCGAACTGAACCAGCAGTTGGGCATTGTCTACATCGACACCAGTTCAAATAATGTAAAAATCACGCAGCTGGATGGAACTGATCCAACGGCTTTTGCCTCTGCAACGGATCTGGCAACAAATGCAGCAACGAGCGCCCAACAGTTGGATGTCATTACATACTCTGATAATGCTGGTTTGTTTGCATATGCAGATTCTTCAGGGACCATCACCGTAGCCTATATCACCCAGGATGGTGCCACTGGAACCACGTTGAATGGATATGTTTCAGCATCTGCAATAGCCGGAACTTCTCCAGAGGATAGTCTGGCCATCTACCATGATGCCTCGGATCTGTATGACAATGACATTTATGTAGCCTACTCAAAGAATTCAGACAGCAGCGGGCTGAAG